TCGATTCTTTCTAGCTTCAGCGGTCTTAGCGAGCATCTCGTTCCAGAGGTCCATTCGGTGAGTTGCCTCGAACACCTGTCTAATTGATTCCCGTGACTGCCTCAACTGTTCTTCAGCCATGACAATCTTCATCGCCTCAGCCTCGGTCAAGTTCTTGGAATTCTTAGCCCGCTGGAGGTCGAACTCGCTACTGCCTAACTTTGCAATGTACCCGCCCAAGGATTCGATATTTGACGCAGCACCCGCCGCCATCTCCAATGCCTTGCAAGCCGTAGTCACCGCAGCCACGGCTTCGAGGATCATTAGCCGTTCAAGAATTGAGGGAGGGCGACAGCTATCATGACAACTGCATACACCCCCCAAATCATTGATTCTAAGCGGTCAAAACGCTTCTCTCCGGCGGTTAATCTACTATCTATAGATTCGTACCGGATACCACAAGTTTCCTCGTGCTGCTCGATTTTGGCTAAAGCCTTTTCACTAGGTGTCATGAGTCTTTGGCCTTACCGATATTCAGTGCAACTAGGTCAAGCAGCTTTTGCCCTTTGCCCACCCAGTTGTCATCTGTCTTAGTTTCAGTGACGGCTGCAATAGCAGATGCTAGAGCGATCAATGCAGTGGCTATGTTGAAGAAATCTAATATGTAGCTCATGACCAAGGAACCCCTGCGGCTTGTGAAGGGGTAATCTTTGCGTCGATCTGGGCCTGCAACGAGGCTTCCATGTCAGTCTTCCAGTCTTCTGACTGCGCCCAAAGCCAGCCTAGAACGTCAGCTTCGGTTAAGTCATCATAGGCAATGTACCCTTCAGCAGAGGGGTCTGGGGTGTAGCCTTGCGTGCCATAGGCGGTGGCGGTGTAGGTTTCATCACCCTCACTCTGCTCTGCGGTTACTCTCCAGTGCGAGGTGACAACAGCGCCGTTCATGTCTTCTGGTAGAAGGTCGCGCTCAAGGGTGGAAATTGTCCAGTTGAATGTAGTCATTAGTTGTTCTCCAGTTCTTGTACTTTCGCTTCTAGGGTTTCGATGCGATCCATAGCTTCTTGCAGTGCTTTTATTGTTGCGTTATGCAAATCATTTGAAAAGACTGACTTCAGCGGTTCGTCAAAGCGTTCATCATCCCAACTGCTATCGTCTACAAACTCAGGTGCAACAGACTGAACCTGCTGTGCAATAACACCTATGTTTGACCTTTCATGTGTTTGATCTGTATATTTGAAACCTACAATTTCTATTCCTTTTAATTTGTCCCACATAGAGCCAAGAGGCTGAATATCTGTTTTTACTCTTTCGTCTGAAAGATCTACGTTATTCGTTTGATAGTTACGAATTCCACCGTTAGACATAACAGCAAATCTAGTTATTAAACTTGACCCGTTATACCCGTATCCTGAAAACATATACGCTGATGTGCTGTTAGGATCTGCCCCACTAAATCTTACTTGAACGCCAAATGGTGTTACGCCATTAGCGTTTTCAAAAACGGCAGTGTTGTTAGCTTGGTTTTTATAAAAAGTATGGCAACTGTTTATCGCTACAGTTTTACCCACCAACAGGTTGCCATCATCTTTCAAAATCATCAGATTTGAAGTATCAGCGGCGTTGTTGAATCTGTATCCAGAAGAAGTGTTACCAATGAAGTAAGAGGCGCTACTGATGGTTACTATCCCCGGCGACAAGCCAGCCATTGAAGCATTGCCCGATAGATAGAGGTCTTTGAAGCGGTAATTACTAGCCCCTAGATCCACATTTGCGTCAGTAATAGTAGGCGTGTTGTCCGTGGGTATGATTACTCCACTACCAAAATAAAGGCCAGCACCGCCAGTGCCAGTGCCATTAATAGCAAACCGAATGCCGTAGGGTGAAATGTTGCCCACGCCGCCAATATCCACGATGCCATCTTCTTGCACCCGAAATAACTCAGTTCCTCCTGAAGTTCCTGTGCGGTCTTTAGCTATGACAAAGTCTTCGCCTGTTGCACCGTTATCACTATCAATATTAATGAACAAACTAGCAGGTACGTTGATAACGCCATTGTGACTTCCGTTATCGTCTAAATTTAAGACACCATTTGTTGCGGTCAAAGTTGTTGCAGTGGCTGTGCCAGTAACGTCTATGCCTGTGGAAGTGGTGGCTAGTTTTTCAGAGCCAGCGTGATGCAAAGTCGCAACATCTCCAACGCCTTTAATTAAGTTATTGCCGCTTGCGTTTTCTACGCGAAAATCACCAACTTTTATTTTTATTGAGCCAGTGCCAGCATCTTCAATGTAGCTATGGTTGCCATCGTGATAAATCTGTAGGTCATCACTAGCACCGAACGTAGCTACGTCACCGTCGCCTAATGCAATGCCGCCATTGGCTGTGATTTCGCCAGTAACTGTAAGAGCACTTAGAGTACCCACGCTTGTAATGTTGGTTTGTGCAGCAGTGAGTACCGAGCCAGTTAAATTACCAGTGACATTGCCGGTGATTGCCCCGCTTGCTGAGATGGTAGTGAACGACCCAGCATAGGTTCCAATGTTCGAACCATCAGCCTTAGCCAAAGCAAAACCGCCAGCAGTAGCGCCATCGTGAACGTGTACTGTGTCGGTTGAAGTGTTTACGGCTAACTCACCCTCTGCGCCTGTGAAAGCGTTCATCTGGGCAGTTGTGCCGCGCCTAATTTGTAGTTGAGTAGCCATTGCTTATGCCTCGGGTGCTGTTGGGAAAATAACTTCTTCTAAAGAGGTTGCTTCCGAATAGGTTTTAGTTAGATCTCGCAAAGCTTGCCGGTAAGTTGCCCACTCTGCTTTCTTTTGCTCAGTAAATGGCGCATCAGCCATTTGCGTGAAATCGCTATTGCTTAACCGCCAATCTCTTGTTGTTCTGACCGCAAACAAAAGTTCTTCATTCATCGTTTTGTTTCCATCGCCAATAGATATGTGTCTATGTAGTTTTGTTGCTGGTCGTTCATCGCAGCTTCAATTGTGTAGGTGACGCTGCCAGTTGGGCCGCTCTCATCAAGATACCCAATAGGGAAGCTGATGCCTTCTGGGTAAGGTCTAACTGCTGCCGGTTGGCTAGTTAATAGCGTGGTTGATCCGCGCTTTATTCGGTAATAGCAAAGGCATTGATCGTCATAGCTTCTCGCTTGGAAGCGCCCGAAAAGTTGTATAGGCCCACCCGTGGCAGACGTTAAAGTTACACTGGCAATCTGTCGGAATATCCAAGAACTAGAACTGCCTGTAAAGTTTTGAATACCGTTTGTTGAATCAGCTTGTGCGTTGGTAACAGAGTTTGCCGCAAGTTGAGCAGTATTAACACCTGCGGAATGAATGATTAGCTGCCCAGCGCCGTCTGTATCCAGCGTGACGTTATCAATGTTGATTCTATTCGCGTTGATTGTGCCGGTAGTGATTACGCCGCCAGAAATGCTGGTTACATTTGTATTGACCTGACTGCCGTTAATATAGCCAGAGTTATTGGTCAGCGTAGAAATGTTCGCGCCAGTTACTACAATCGACCCTGCGTTAATAATAGTGCTGACAGATACAGCACCAGTTGCACCAGCTACTGACTGGACAGGCGCAGCAGCCGCAGCCCCAGAGGAATCTACATACCCTGAATTGTTTGTGAGGCTTGAGATGTTTGAGCCTGAAACAATGATTCCACCAGCAGAAATAATGCCGTTAACATCTAGTCGAGCAACTGGCACTGTGCCGGTAGTTACGTTTGATCCATTTAAGTTAGAAATGGTGACTGTTGATGCGTTAATGCTGCCTGCGGTAACAGCCCCTAGATTCGCAGAAATAGCAGCCAGATTAGTAACGTTCAGCTTAGAGGCATCAATTGTGGAAGCAGCAATCTTGCCGCCAGTAATGGCGTTGGACTCAATGTTGCTTGAACTAATGTATTCAAAATCACCGATAGCAGCGACTACAGCCGCCGTAGTGATAGATGAGGCTTGAATAGCACCGATTACCGCACTGTCAGCAAAGACATTGTTAACGTCTAAATTGCCCACTCTCAGTTGACCAAATACCTGAGTAGCCATGTTGAGTTGGTCACCCAAGTCGGCAGCGAATATATTCTTAGTCCAACTGGTGCCGGTGTAGCGGTATTGCTTATTGTCAGTTGTCAGGAATGCCAAACGGCCTTGGAAGTTGCCAGTTGTCGGCAAGCTATTCACCACCTCAACTGGACGCAAGCTAGAATCAAACACGCTCGCTGGCAAAGTGCCTGTAAAGTCAGATGTGGGAAGCGCAGCAGTAAACTCAGGCACACTAGCGTTGTACCTGTAGAGCTTTGCGTCTGAGGTCAGAAACACAGTTTTAGGCCCAGTATAACCTGTGGGAGAGGGCAAGCTAGAAACTGAAGATATAGGCTCAACACCAGTGGCAAATGATGCCGCAGTTATAGATCCTGGATCGACAGATGACGCTGTGAATAGGTCTGTAGTCCACGCTGTGCCGTTCCAAACATAAAGTTCTGAGGTGGTGGTTAGGTACTTGATCTGGCCTACATGGTCGCCTGTAACGCCTGAGAGCGTACTGACAGGCTCAATACCGAAAGCATCACCCTCTGCAAACAAGTCGAGAACAGATTGTGCCAAGTCATCTGGTACAACCTTAACTGTAGTCGCGTTAAATGAGGCGGTAAATCCAGAAAAGTTGCCAGACCTGTCAGCAGTCCTGAGCCAATAGTATCTAGTGACGTTATTAGCTAAACCAGCAATCGTGTGGTTATCAGATGGGGTCTGAATAATCAAAGAGGCAGAGTTCAGGTTATTGGTTGTGCTCTCGAATATCTCGACAAAAGCAAAATCAGAGTCACTGGGGTTTTCCCAGTTCAATGTGATTTGCTGAATGCCGCCTGTTGCAGTCACTGCGCCCGGAATGCCCGGAGGGGTGTTATCACCCTGCAAGACTAAAGTATTGGTGATCGTGCCTGACGTTTTGCCAGTCAGCGTCACCGCCCTCACTCTAAATGTGTACTCTTGCAGTTCGACTAGACCAGCAATAGTTGTGTTTGTCCCATAAACCGCAATGTTGCTGTAAACAGTGTCACCGCCGACAACGGCCTCATTTACGCCGCCATAATTTAACTCGATGGTTGTAGCGTCAGCAACGGAACCATAATCAATTGTTGACGTGTAACCGTCTGCAACGTCACCTAAATCTATCTCGCCAACTGACGTTCGCTTCCACTCTAACTCATAGAAAGAAACGTAGGTATTGGGGTTAGGTGCCGTCCATCTGACTAATACTGCCGGTAGTACTGAGCCGTCATTACCAAGGGCAGTTGTTTCGGTAAGCGTGAGAGCGGTAGGCGCAGCCTGTGCAGGGGTATTGTCTACAATGTCTGAGTAATCAGGGTTGTTCGGGCCTACGGTTGCAGAGATGGTTGAAACGTCATTATCTGGGTTTCTGTCGCTTTCAACAAACGATCCGCTACCAGTGCCGTATGCAACAGCCCTGATCCAGTAGTATCTTTCATTACCTACTGCTATAGGGTCAGCACCGTTTGACGCATCATGGAAGAACTGAGTGCCTAGCGTGCGCCCTATCTCTACTGCATTTGTCCACGCAGAATCAGGCGATGCGTAGATCACTATCTCTTTGAATTTGCTGGTATTTACTGGGTTCGTCCAGTTCAACTCAATGTTCTTTAAGCCGGCAGTTGCGCTTAGGTTCTGTGGATCTGGTACACCACGGAATCCGGGCGTTATTGTTCCATCCGCTGTGACCGTTGAGTATTCACCGGCAGTGGGGTCTGCGTAGCTACCCGCATCATCTTCTAAAAGGGTGAGGTTAACGGCTCCATCAGCACTATCAGCAAAAGACCAGCCTAAGCATCTAAACACTTTGGCGCTGTAGTTAAGCTCGTCAATTGTAACGCTTACCCTATCGCCAATATCCACATTCAATGCAGAAAGATTAGCAGGGAACGAGATTACCTTTTGTTGGTCAGATAGCTGAATTTGCTTGTGCGACAACCTTTGAGCCATAAAGCTTGTATTGGTGAACGGCAGTTGAATGTCTTTTGTGATCACTTCGCCATTGTCACGGCTGACCGCTGAGGTTAACTGTACCTGCGGGGCTTCTGTTGATTTGTGATTTTGCGCTGGGTCAACAATAATC